CTTTGTCTAACTGCTGGCTTGATTGGGAGTGTAAGATCTTCAACAGATGGGGAGACGTTGTTTGGTGGAGTTTAGACCCGTCTGACAGGTGGCTTGGAGGAAATGAAGTATCTTATGTTCCTGACGGAGTTTACGTTTGGATGATCAGGGGGAGAACCTTTAGCTCAACAAAGGTTGTGTCTCTTCAGGGTCATGTGACTGTTATTAGGTAAATTTGACTATGCGCCTGTAGCTCAGCTGGATAGAGCATCTGCCTTCTAAGCAGACGGTCACAGGTTCGAATCCTGTCAGGCGTACGAAATTCAATACAATGGCTGATTACATTTGCAGCTGCAAGGAGCAGCACGAAGAATCTAAGAGTGGTGTTACGATTAAGTTCGGAGACGATGGAGCTTATCATGACATCAAGTGCCCGTGTGGCAAGTACATGGAGTTGAAGAACCCAAAGTCAGGAGCCCCTAGCTTTAGAAGCAATCGGTATGGGCAGGTATTCTAATGTCCGCTCTCCTGAACATAGATGGCTATGATGAGCCTGTTATCTCAATTTGCCCCAAGGGTACGCAAGGTGAGATTCTTGAACTCGGTGGCCTATTCATTGCACTTCCCGCTCAGCCTCCCGAAGAAGAAATTCAAGGACATGGAAGTCCAGACCACCTGCAGCTGTGGGAGAGGATTCCTATGCCAGAGGAGCTGTCTAGGATTAAGTCTATGGATGAGTGGGGGGAGATGCCAAGGGAGTTTAGACAGAAGTTTTCTCCGTATATCGAAGAGGAGTTTCGCCGTAGGCGTGAAGGCTTTTGGTTTTTCAACAATGGCGTCGCTACATATATTACGGGCAGGCACTACATGATGCTCCAGTGGAGCAGGATGGATATAGGAAATCCTGACTATCTTGCGTTCCAACGTGAAATCTTTATCCACATGGCTGCGTGCGAAGCTGATCCCCGTTGTATCGGTCAGCTTTATACTAAGTGTCGCCGTTCTGGCTATACTAATATCTGTTCCTCTGTACTTGTTGACGAGGCTACGCAGGTCAAAGACAAACTCCTAGGCATACAATCAAAGACAGGTAAGGACGCTCAGGAGAACATATTCATGAAGAAAGTAGTGTTCATGTTTAGAAGCTACCCATTCTTCTTCAAGCCCATTCAGGATGGTACAACAAACCCTCGTATGGAGCTGGCGTTCAGAGAGCCGTCAAAGCGAATCACCAAAAAGAACAAAACTTCACAGAAAGGAGAGGCTCTCAACACTGTCATCAACTGGAAGAACACAACCAACAACGCATACGACGGTGAGAAGCTTCACATCATGTACCTTGATGAGGCAGGAAAATGGGAAAAACCTACAGACATAAGAGACGCTTGGAGGATTCAGAGGACGTGTTTGATCGTCGGGCGAAAAATCGTCGGAAAAGCTCTGGTCGGAAGCACCGTCAATCCGATGGACAAAGGTGGTCAAGAGTACAAGGAGTTATGGAAGGACTCAGATCCAAGGACGAGGAATGAAAATGGGAGGACTCGCACTGGGCTTTATCGCTTATTTATGCCTGCATACGAGTCTCTCGAAGGCTTCTTTGACAAGTACGGAAATCCAATCGTGGAAGATCCTACTGACCATGTGGATGGTCTTGATGGTGAGCCAATTACTATCGGATCTAAGACATACCTTAAAAACGAAAGGAAGGCGCTCAAAGACGACCCGTCAGAGCTGAACGAGGTTGTTCGTCAGTTTCCGTTTACTGAAGATGAGGCCTTCAGGGATAGCATCGAGGGCAGCCTGTTTAACATCGGTAAGATTTACGAGCAGATCGAGCACAATGATGAGTTGTATCCCAACCCTGTTGTCGTTGGAAACTTCCTGTGGAAAGAGAAAGACAAAGAGGTCATCTTTAGCCCCACCCCAAACGGCAGGTTCCGAGTAGCCTGGATGCCCCCTGCAGAGAACAGGAATGTAGTAAAGTACGACAGAGGCAAGAAGGTTGCTCCTCACGACTGGGGATGCGGTGGAGTTGACTCCTATGACTTGGATGCCACTGTTGACGGTAGAGGCTCAAAGGGCGCTTTGCACATGTTTAACAAGTTCCACATGCAGCATCCGTCAAACATGTTTGTAGTGGAGTATGCGTCTAGGCCTGACTTGGCAAAGATATTCTATGAAGACGTACTGATGTGTGCTTTCTTCTACGGATATCCTATCTTAATCGAGAACAACAAGTACGGCATCGCAAGATACTTTGAGTCAAGAGGTTACGATGGCTACCTAATGGATAGGCCCGAGCACCTTAGCTCCGCTTCAGGCATGAAGAGCAAGACCAAAGGAATACCGTCAAACTCTCAAGACGTGATTCAAGCTCATGCCCAAGCAATCGAGACGTACATTCACGATCACGTCGGTATCAACTATGATTCAGGATTGATGGGGAAGATGTACTTCAACCGCACTCTTGAGGACTGGATTGGATTTAAGATCGACAAGAGAACAAAGTTTGACCTTACAATCAGTGCTGGCATGGCACTCCTGGCTGCTCAAAAAGCAAAACCAAAGAAGAAGGTTGACTTCGCTGGTAAGAAATTCCTAAGGCGATACAGAGTAATTGGTTAATTGCTATATTTGCAGCAAATGTATAAGGCAGAGAAGGACATCAAGGGAGGATTCCCTGACCCAATGGCACCCACCGAAGTAAAGGAAGGGAAGGAGTACGGACTCAAGTATGCCAAAGCGATTGAGAAGCAGTGGGGTAAGATGCAAGAAAGCAACTCTCTGCATGGTGAGCGCCAAAGAGTGTTTGACAGGTGTAGGATGTATGCCAACGGCATTCAAGACACCAACATCTACAAGCGCCTTCTGAACAATATGGATCCGAACGCAGGTGACGGTAGCTTGATGAACATCGACTACACGCCCGTTCCTATCCTGCCGAAGTTTGTGAGGATTGTGGTAAACAAGATCCTGTCTCGCAACCCATACCCAAACCTGGAGGCTATTGATCCTTTGTCTTCGTCAGAGAAGAACAGAGAGAAGAACAAGATCAAGATGCAAGTGCAGGCTAGAGAAAAGCTTGCTGCATTGAAAGAAAAGACAGGTGTGGTTCTTGACCAAGACCCCGATGCCTTGCCAGAGACGCTTGAGGAGGCTGAGATCCTGATGGACACAAACATCAAGACTGACGCAGAAATCGCAGCTCAGATCGCAACAAACATGACTCTGTCTTGGAGCAACTTCAACGACAACACGTTCAGAAGATGCGTCAATGACCTTGCTGCTCTCGGCATGGCTGTGGTCCAGAGATACAACGATCCGAACTACGGGATTGCAATCAACTATGTTGATCCGAAGAAGTTTGTTCACAGCAGAACTGAAGACCCAAACTTTGAAGATCTCGTCTATGGAGGTCATGTAAAGACCATTCCTATCAACGAGCTGAAAAGACTCGCTGGTGATGAGCTTACTGAAGAGCAGTACGCCAAGATTGCAAAGAAGTATCAAGGTAAGTACGGCAACAACTCGGCTGACTACGGCAAGTCTTCGTACAACACAATCACAGGAAGAACCAAGTATGGGTACGACGAGTACTTGGTAGACGTGCTAGACTTTGAGTTCATTGCAACAGACACAATCTTCTTTGAAGAGAAAGAGAACCGATTCGGAGGTACTGGTTTCTATATGAAGGGATTCTCTTACAAGCAAAAGGAAAACTCTGTTTACTCTAGAAAGCCCCACAAGATGGAGGTGAAGACAGTGTACAGGGGGTCCTATGTGCTTGGAACGAAGGACTATCTCTTTGGCTACGGAAGAGCCATGAATGTTCCAAAGAATGTTCACGATCTTACAAAAGCTAGAACCTCGTACTCTGTCATTGCGACAAACCTCAACGACATGCTTCCCAAGTCTATGGTTGATAGCTGCATCGGGTTTGCCGACATGCTTCAGCTGACTCACTTGAAGATTCAGCAGGCCGTTGCTAAGGCAAAGCCTGATGGTCTTATCATCGACATCGAGGGTCTGGAGAATGTCCAGCTTGGAAAGGGAGGAGAGCTTCAGCCACTCGATTTGCATGACATCTACGAGCAGACTGGTGTGTTCTACTACAGAAGTAAGAACCCTGAAGGCGGTTTCTCAAACCCTCCAGTGCGTGAGATTGGAAACAGCATCAGGAACATCAACGAGCTGATTCGACTTTACAACCACTACCTCACCATGATCAGAGACACAACGGGTGTCAACGAAGCTATGGACGCATCTTCTCCAAAGGGAGAGGCTTTGGTCGGGGTTCAGGAGCAGGCCATCAAGGCTGGCAACAATGCGATCTACGATATCACTAACGCCGCCATGATCCTTTACAAGAAGGTTTGCGAAGACATTGTAAAGTGCTTGCAGATCCTTCCTCAAGATTCGGTCATCTTCTCTACTTATGAGAACGCTGTAGGAAAAGAAAACATGAAGGTGTTGTCCTCGTTTGGCGATCTCCCCATGTACAACTTCGGCGTGCAGGTGGTGAAGGAAATGGAGGAGAGGGAGAAGGCATTCTTAGAGCAGAACATTCAATCTTCACTTGCTCAAAAAGAGATTGACCTTGAGGATGCTTTGGCTATTCGAGACATGAAGGACATCAACCAGGCCGAGCGACTGTTGGTGCTTCGTAGGAAGAAGCGCATGAAGAAGCAGCAGGACTCTAAGATGAAAGAGATCCAGGCTCAGGGAGAATCTGCTCAAAAAGCTGAAGCCGCCAAGGCAGAAGCTAAAATGAAAGAAATTCAAGCTCTTGCTGAAGGTGAACTCAAGAAGGTTCAGCTCAGGGCTGACCTGGACATGAAGATGGCTAAGATGCAGCATGAGTTCAACAGAGAGATCGAGATGATTAGAGCCAATGCACTGAGCCAGAAGGTTGACTCAGACAAGCAGGCCAAGCTCGACATCGAAAAAGAGAAGGACGACAGAAAAGACGAAAGAGTCAAGAAGCAGGCCGTGGAGCAGAGCAAGCTTATCTCCCAAAGAGATGGGGTGAGAGGTGAGCTTCAAGAAATCCCAGACAAAGAAGAAACAGGAGACATCATGAGTGGAATCTTTAATCAAATGCTGAACAATGGCCAGTAAGGTAAATCTAGACGTCAGTGAGATTCTGAACATCACCGCTAAGCGCGGAGATACGTTCTCTTTGACCGTCACGCTGAAGGATTCTGCTGGTACGGCATTGACGTTGAGCTCATCAAACTATGAGTTCTTCTTCATTGTGAAGGAAGCTTCGTCGCCACGCGGAGGTGCTCTACGAACAGTGCTTGCAACATCCAACGTAGCAGGCGCTCAAAACACGTTTGAAGATACCGCAGTAGATGATAGTGGAAACGCAACGTTTACCGCATCCTCTCAGATCATGAGTAAGATTGCCTCAGGGGCTTACGTGTACGAGATTCAGTACAGGATTCCAAACACATCAGGTGTAGACGAGTACAAGACTGTGTTGAAAGGGTCGTTTACATTGAACACAAACATCCGTGAGAGAGTCTAATGTCAGTATCTGTATCGACAACTGCGGGCACTTCTGTAAGTGTTAGTGTATCTGGAGGTACAACCACCTCCTTCACCACGTCTACGTCTACGATATCTGTAACCTCCGATACTCCATCACAAGTATCTGTAACTAACAAAGGCCCAAAAGGAGACAAGGGTGAGACAGGGGCTCAAGGGCCAACAGGCGCTACAGGCGCAACTGGAGCTACAGGAGCTACAGGCCCTCAGGGGGCTACAGGAGCTACAGGCCCTCAGGGTCCTGCGGGTTCAGATGGTTCTGATGGCGCAAACGGGGGGACTGATATTGTTCTAGACTCAAGCCCTCAGCTTGGTGGTGATCTTGATGTAAATGGCAATAGTATTGTCTCTGCTTCTGGTGGAAATATCACGATTGACCCTGATGGTACAGGTGCAATCATACTCAGATCCGATGACATTCGTTTTGACGGAACTGGTGGAGTAACAACTGGTCAAGTCAAGCTGTATGAAACCAGCATTCTGAGCCCTCAGCACTTTATTGCTATTCAGGCCCCCTTGTCTGTTACCGCAGACACAACACTTACTCTTCCTGATGGAGCTGGCTCTAGTGGACAGGTGCTTAGCACAAACGGGTCAGGAACACTGTCTTGGCTTACTGTGCCAACAAGCAACAATCCTGATTTCTTTGGAATCCTTGAAATCAAAAAGGTTGGTGGTAATCAGGGAGAGTTGTTGCTTTATGAAAACGACAATACTAACTACGTCTCTCTCAAGGCCCCCACGTCAGTTGCATCAGACGTAGATTTTATTCTCCCTGGTGCAGACGGAAGTGCCAACCAAGTATTGAAAACTGACGGCAGCGGCAATCTTTCGTTTGATACGGTGGGCGATGTAATTGACAACAGGAAGTTCACCAAGACTAGCAACACTGACGGAGATTCTAACGGAGACGTTGTTTACATAGGTGGCACTACTTCTATGACAACTGGCGCTCTGTATCACTATAAGTCTGATGGGACTTGGGAGCTTGCTGACGCTGACTCCGCTGCGACCTGTGATGGTCTTCTTGGAATCGCTCTTGGTGCTGCGTCTGACACCAACGGTGTTCTGCTTCGGGGCATGGTAACTATTGATCACGACCCAGGATCTGTGGGAGACGTACTGTTTGTTTCCACAACGGCTGGTGATATTACAGCAACAGCGCCATCGGGTAACGGAGATATCGTAAGAGTTGTTGGGTATTGTCTTGATGCGTCCAACGGTCAGATTTGGTTCAACCCAGACGGAGCATTTGTAGAGGTTAGTGCGTAATGCCAACGATTAACGCAAACAGAACGGGGCACATTGTAGGGGTCACAAACTCAAACTTCAGCACAGCTAGAACTTCTGATTCAGGGACTGCTACTGATGGTCCAACTGGAGAACTCAGCGTGCAGTTTTTTGTTGGTAGAGGTGCTCATAGATTCACTAGAGCTTTCATTCATTTTGATACAAGCAGCATCACAGGGACTGTAACAGCAGCCCATATTGACATACAGGGAGGGTCCGCTACACAGCCAGATCCAAACGACACGATTCTCGTGAAAAGCACAGCCTTTGGTGGGGATGGAGGTACGGCGATTTCTACTTCAGACATGTTTAGTTCTTTAGACTACAGCACAGCTTACTCTACAGAGCTCACTACGTGGTCAACATCGAACAATGAATACACCCTGACCTCAGCAGCCCTGTCTGATATTCAAAATAACAACGACTTTACAGTGGCTGTGATCATGCATGATTCTGACTTTCAGAATACAGACACAAATGCTACTGAGGACATTTCGATAGATTTCGACACTACAATAACCCTGGACTACACCTTAGCGCCCACTGGGTACACTCACAAGGTTAGTGGCGTGGCCTCTGCCAATGTCGGAAAGGTTAATACAGTAGCTACCGCTAACATAGGGAAAGTGAATACTGTCGATTGATTATATTTGCACAAACAAACAACTCACACAATGGCAACAACCACTGCAACACTGACGCTCTCAAGCTCAGATCTTACTGGAGACGCTCTTTCTCTCAGCACCACAGCTACCTTGACAAAGGCAGGCACACTCACTGGTCTCGATCAGTTTACTGGTGTAGCCAGAAAGACGTTCGCAACATCAAGCATTCAAACTCTCATCGACAAGGGAGACTACGCTGATGACAAAGCTCACAAAGTGTACATCAAGAACACAAGTAGTGTGGCTACAGAACACATCCTCGTAACCGTTGAAGCTCAGCTCTTGGGTCGCTTGTACGCTGGAGACTGGGCTCTCTTGCCTTACAACGGAGACCAAGATATTAAGATCACACCTAGCGTATCAACCGACATGGTTATCGAGTACGCGGTTATCTACGAATCGTAATGGGTACTCTGAGAGCAACACTTGCGTTGGCAAGCGGTGACGTTTTGACGACTCCTGTCGCTCTCAATGTTGTCCAAGCTGCAGGAGCAGATTCTGGGTACATCATGAGAGCCAAGGTTCTGAAAACTGCTGTTCATGACGATGCGCTCGTTGTTTACAAGGCTAACGACAAGCTCACCTCTGCTTACATCTATGTGAAGAACATGGACCCAGAGCGTGAGAAGTACGTGTACTTGTACAATGACGCCAACTCAAACGACGTATTTGCAAAATTGGCTGGTGGTGAGTTTTGTTTCGTACCAGTGGCACCAGATCAAACAATTAAAGCTTACGCTACGAGAGTTGACACCATCGTTGAACTCGGTGTGTTCGGACTCGATAGCTCAGCTGTAACACTTTCATAAGACATGGCATACGATATTATCGAGGTAGACGTAACAGTGAATGGCACTGCCTACAACTCAGGAGACGTTCTTTTTGACCTTACTGAAGTCCCATTGCCTGCAAGAGCTTGCAAGCTGATTCATGGCTTCTTTGAAGTTGAATCTAGCAGCCAGGGCTCTGCAGAAGCTTTTAACTGCATGTTTTTTAAGAGCAACGCAGGAGGCAATCTAGCTACGGGGGGCATCAACACCAACGCAGACATCAGTGCTGCTAATTTTGCTCTCAACAAGTACATTGGCGAGGCACTTTTTGCTGCTGAAACAGATGTAGACAGAATAGACAACATGGCCTTATTTGTTTTAAGTCAAATGAATGTTGACATCTCAACCAATCCATCATTTCCGTCTGCTCTGTCCCCAGTGCTAAAAGGGGATCTTGAGTACCCAGGGTCTACTCAGCATGGCGTGTACGCTGCGGGAGTAGTAACCAGTGCAACCCCAGATTTTGACGACGTGACAAGCGCAAAGCTTATCCTTCACGTAGAATACTAAGAAACACAACAATTCAATACAATGGAAGAGCAATTTGAAAAAGCCGAGTTCTTTGACAACACAGAGGATCTCGCACAAGCGATGGCAGCTGACGCTGGTGAGCAACCAGTAGAACAGCCACAACAAGAAGAGTCGTACGAGCAGGGCGGGCAGATCGAAGAGCAGCCTCAGCAATATGAGGAGCAGCCTCAGCAGTACGAACAACAACAGCCTGATCAAGGCTACGAAGAAGAATATGACGATGGTCAACTCGAACAGGAGATCTTCACATATCTGAGCGAAAGGCTCGGTCGTGACGTGAACTCGTTCGAAGACCTTTCATACACCGAGCAAGGAGAGTACGAGCTCGATGACAGAGTTCGGGGGATTGTAGAGTTCGTAGAGAACACAAACAGAACCCCTGAAGATTGGTTTAGGTATCAGTCTCTTGACACATCCGAAATGGATGACATGACTGCCATCAAAGTAGATATGGCGTCACAGTACCCAAACCTTTCTTTCGATGAAATCGAAATTCTTGTCAACGACAAGTACAAGATCAACTCTGACATCTACGATGATGAACAGGTGCGACTTGCCTCTCTGCAGCTCAAAATTGATGCTCAGGAAGCTAGGGAAACAATCGAAGAGATTCGAGAGACGTACGCCCTCCCAGACGAGCCAGGCTATGAAGATTCGATCGACGAAGTCATTACTGACGATTGGATTCAATCTATGGCACAAGAGACAGAAGCTCTCGAAGGCCTTGAGTTCGACCTCGGAAACGGTCGGTCTTTCACTTTCAGCTTGGATGACGCATATCGGGAGAGTCTGATTGACAAGAACGTCCGTCTTGATGAATACTTCGATCCTTACGTTGATGACGACGGCAACTGGGATTTTGATACACTCAACTCACACAGAGCTTTGGTAGACAACATTGATGCTATCATCTCCTCTGCGTACAATCAAGGCGTTGGCGATGGACAGAGAGGTCTGGTCAACAGAGCTGCGAACGTTGGTGTTCAGAACCCACAAACACAACCGACTCAACAATCCCCAGTGGCTGAGCAACTCCAAAACATCTTTAGCAACAACAGCAACAAGATGACTTTCAAAATCTAAAACTTAGAAAAAA